TCTGGATACGATCTTGGTCCAGTCACCGATCGGTGCTGCATCTAGGTAATCCACGAAGGTTTTGTATCCTTCGTCATTGACATATTTAGAATAGAGAACTTCGATGTAGGAACGATCTTCTTCTACATCGTGGATGACGTGGGCGGATTTGAGGATGGAAGTCATAAAGTAAAAAGCAATGATTTCTTTAACCTAAGTACACCCCTTTATATGGATTGTATACATCATGTACAGTTCAGTTGCAAACACGACATTCTCGTACCTCCTGACACTCGATGAGTTCAGGCGTACGTTCCCCTCCAACAAGATGCCTTCTTGGGTAAAGATCACGACCATCACGATGATTTCTGGCTTTAGCGAAGAAGTAAAGATTGATATCGAGAAGATCAAGTCTTTATTTGCTGATCCCGATGAGTCTATGAAGAAATTCCAATCGGGAGTTCCGTTCAATTGGAGTCTCAAGACGTCTACGACTTTTTACAACCAGGTCACATTGACGTATACGGATACCTACAGTACGAAGTCTATCAAGATTTTCCCCAATGGTAGCATCCAAGTCGCTGGCTGTTCCGATCTTTTCGACTGTCAACGTATCATCAAGAATCTGAACATATTTTTCAAGGATGTACTCGGCCTTGAAAATGAACTGTCCCCCGAAACCTTCAGGGTGGTGATGATCAATTCAAACTTCAGTTTGAACTATAACGTGAATCTCCACCTCACGGCCCGACACTTTGAGATGTGTGATGATCTCTTCGAGGTATCCTTTGAACCCGATCGTTACTCTGCAGTAAAGATTAAGTTCAAACCCGCAGAAGATATGAAACGTATCACGACGAGTATCTTCAGTACAGGGAAGGTTATTATCACCGGTGCCGAGACACTCAAGGAAATTGCATTTGCCTACAATATCATCAATCACCATATCAATGAATGTCAGAACATCAGGGTGTCACCTACCCAGGTGACCGATGTATTTGATGTTTTCATGGGATACAAATGCCAGGACCTGATCCAGGAACTGAAGAAGAAAGATTTTCATTCATGGACAAAGACAATTGTCAACAACCAAATTAATTTCTAATTTTATATTAAATGTCTCAACGACTTGGTATGGCCGACGGGAGGTGTTTCACCATCAACACTTCCTCGCGACTTTTGAACAATTACATCATGACCAACAATGAAGTCGATTACGTCGACAACTACAAGTACCGCCAACTTCTCCAGAGCAAGGGTCCCGAACTCATCGATGTCGTGACCAACCAACAGGTTGTCGCCGAAGATGGCAACTGCCAAAGGTGTGACAAGCCTCTCCTTAAGGTTGCGGGTATATATTAAAAAAAGTTTAGTTGTGTAAACCAGGGAAATGTCGACGTGTTCTATATGTCTAAACCAGGTTAGGATGACCCGAACCAATCCCCCACTTCGATGTGGACATGTGTTTCACTCAGAATGTATAGAGCAGTGGAAAGAACAAGGTAAGAATACATGTCCAGAATGTCGAAAGGTGTTCGATGTATCCAACTTTAAGGTTACACTGACAGTCGAGAACAATTACAACGCGACATCGAATGTCATATCGATGAATGACGATATGATATTCAACGTGATGGATATCTTTGATATATCATTTGACGTTGAGGATGTCGTTGACCTAGACGCTCTTCTTTCGGATATTGGATCGAGTCTTGCCGACATTGATCCCCTTGTTCTTGACACAGAATGAGCTACAATACGTATTGTAATTTAAACTGCCATAATTTCGACTCGCCTTTCTAGGATCCTTGATGACCTGCCCCTTCGCATCCTTTAACAAAGGGCCAGTAGCCCAACCTCGCTTATGACTGAAGACATTCACTCGTATCTTCATAATCTTACCCACCACGACGGTCGGTATTTTACGCGTCGACACCTTGAAGAACTTAGCGATGCTGGTCTTTGTGTCTCCATCTTTTGGACGATATTCCACCAGGCCATGCTGTTTGTAAAAATGAAAGTCACCGTTATTGAATGGTGTCATCTTCTTTTTACCGGTCACAAACATCATGACCTTGTAGTACCCCTTCTTGCATCTGGTGTTTCCCTTGACGACGTAGACCTTTTTGGGATTGTCAGAAACGACGCGTTGTGGTAGATTTTTACAGTTCGTGTACGAATGATACCACTTGGAGCGACCACTTCTATCTCCCGGTACACTCTTCTGGTGACGATACTTTTCGTAATCACCGACAGCGTACGCGTAGCAGTTGTTGTTACCTATACCAATCGACGTTCCCCAGTACTTATTCGTAAAGGTGGGTTCAGAACCGCTCAGTGGCGGCTGACGACGGCTCATTTATATTATGTTCCTATATTATAAATGATCCTTGATATTGCCGCCACAAAGAAGACCGAAGACCGTGTGAAGCTCGTGATACTGTATACAGTCATCATCCTCATCAGCACCTTCCTTCTTCGCTTTCTCTGGAACGAGTCCCTGGTAAAGCACATCACTGTACTTAAACCTATCAAGTCTCTACTTGACGCATTTCTTCTTTCGGTCGCTCTGATGGTACTCCGTGGTTGTTAAACCTCTTTGTAACCAACATGCTTTTCACCGTTGGGAGCAACAATCGTAGGGAACGCGTCGACATCTTCGCAGTTACCCTTGTCACAGTCAACAAATGTGAAAGGCTTTTTGACCTTCTTCATATGTTCAAGCTGTTTCCGAGTCCAACCACACCCCATGGTCCCGAAAATAGTCCATCCCTTTTCCCCGGGAGCTACAGCCTGGGTAGTACCAGTCTTCATTAGAATGTAGGCATTGACGAGAATGAGAACGGCGAACGCGATCATATTTTAGTATAGGTAGATATTAAAAATGTCTTCAACTGTACTATCCATCGGAAACAAGAATGTCACGCTCAAGTACACCAGGAAAATGCCCCGTGGTGAAGTTGAACGGATGAAATCGTTCATGACTAAAGGTGGTGAGAAACTCATCAAGACTCCAAAGTTTAAGGTACTGTCTATGATCGATGAAGGTACGAAACGAATCTTCAAGGTCGTACTCTAACGATACCGGGGCGTTTTTTGGGTTTCGCTTTACCCGCCTTGAGAATTGCGACTGCCCTCGCTTTAGCCGCTTCCTTGTTCACTGGTGTTATTGGTTTAAGAGTTTTGATTTTAATAAGGGGCTTACGTCTCGGTTTGATCAAAGGGATCTTCGTTTCACCAGTGAAGAAAGGTTTAGACAGAACCTCCTCAAAGCTCAGATTCACCTTTTTGTTACCCCTCAATCGATAGTTCTGGACAACATTCGACCTATTCATGAGATAGTCTTTGGGTAAGAGGTTTTCAATGAAGGTCTTCACGGTGCGTTCGGTCGTTGTCCGTGGCTGACGGAGTAGATGATTGATCGAGTTCAAGAAAAAGTGTAAGTCGTAATGTTTGTCAGACTTTCTCGAGATGCCGATGTTCTTGTAGTTGTTGGTATTGATGAGAGGATTCTTAATTCTCGGGAAGACTGAAAATCCAAAATCAATTATGACAGCTTCAAACCCTGCATTCGAAATCGTAGACCCTATGATTTTCATATCCTTCACGGGAACTGGTCGAACAAGAATATTCCCACCATGGAGATCATGATGACGGAAGCCGGGATACTTCTTCTGGATACGATAGAGGTTGTAGATTATCTGAGCCATAACAGATTTTATAGCTGGGAGAGTAGGTTGCGTCATTATCCATTCCCTGAATTCTTTACCATTCACGTACTCAGAATAAAGAATGTCTCTCTTGTCACATGTCTTGTAGAGGTACATCTTGGGAACTCCGAAGCCCTCCAACTTTTTCGCGATGGTAAATTCCATCTTCGGACTGATTTCATCGAGTGCCGCCCTAAACTTCGCAAGGGGTTGACTGTTCGTCTTTTCACTCAACGAAGGAGTCCTGATTTCCTTGTAGACGATGTACTTTTTACAGTCATCATCAACGCACCCACGATACACCTTACCATATTCGCCTTCGCCAATCTTTACGGAACCCTTGGTCATGGTCCCATTCTTCTTTTTCAACCAAAGATGTGACGCGGGATCACACGCCTTTTTGCCCCTGAGAAGCGTCTTCACCTGGGCGTTCATATTACTAGTACGCGACATATTTTTAGACATTCAAGAGAAGGTTGGTACCTTCTTATCAATGTGTATCTAAAACACGAGTTCGTTCAGGATCATACCCTGTTGACACATGACCAACACCTTGGCGAGGTTCGTCTTCGGTGTATAGTCCCCATAGCCAACACTACTCATCGTCGTGAACGAAAAGTAAAACGGATCGAGGATACTCTCAAACTCGAAATGTTCAGGTTCTAACGAACCATAGATGATCCCGAATAAGAGTGCGATGGTGATAATGTTTTTCATCTATTGTGTGTGTATATTTTTTTACTCGTCAATTTCGGGCTCCTCATCAATTTCCACATCAACTTCGACACCGTTAGTCTCGGGAAGGTCGAGACCCTGGAAGGCGAACGAAGGAAGCTTCTCAGACTGCTCAAGAAGTACCTGCTGCAGGCGGATCGTCACACCGAACTTGTTATCGATGAACCAGATCTGGTTAAGGTCAATGATGGCCAGCACCTTCTGACCCTTCTCGATCGTGTCGAGCGAAACACGCTCACGCTGCATGTTGTACGCTTCTGGGACGAAGGATCCATCACTCTTGGTGAGAATCTTGAGCTTCATGGTCGAAGGGTACTGCTCCTTGCCAACACGAACGATGGGCTTGTAGAGAGCTTCCTTCAGGACAGCGACATTGAACTTCTTACCGAGCCACTCCTTGGAGTTATCAGCGACCATGTTGACAACAAGCTCATCGAGTTGGGACATAGCCTCATGAAACTTGACAGAGTCGGCATTGTCGGGATCAAAGGAGAGGTCTAGCGAGTAGCTCGTTCGCCCAGTACCCTCATCAGTGTAGACACTGAGACCGTAGGGGGAACGCATGAAGGGGAGTTGGACGAAGATCTTCTTGTTGTCGCTACTGTTGAGGTAGACAGCCTTTCCTCCGTTCTTGTTCTTACGAAGCTTGGAGAAGGAAATGTTGTTGGCATTGAAATCGGAAAACTTTTGGATGGCAAGCGACATTGTTGGTTGGTTATATATTCTATAGGATTCGAAACTTTAAGTATATTTTTTTCTCCAGGTAAAATAAAATGGGTCTCTTTAAAGATTGTGGATGTGGGTGCAATGGCAAGAAAGGTCAAGAGAAATTTCTCATCTCTCTGATGTCTGCGTTGATTTTCTTCGTCATCGCCAACCCTCAAACGTTTATTCTAATGCGTCGTCTCCTCGGACAATGGGTCGCCGGTCCTAACGGCTGCCCCAAATTCGGTGGCCTCGTCTTACACACTGTTGTCTTCATGCTGATCGTATGGGGTATCATGCTTCTCAAGAAGGAAGCTCCCCCCGCCAAGGTTGTTGAGGAGGAGGAAGAGTCTGTGATGGTTGTTCCTGTTCCCATGAAGAACGCTCCCCTCCCCCTCCCCGGTATGAAGGAGGAGAAGATCGAGCTTGTTGATTCGGGTATGCAGTTGGAGGGTCTCGATGTGACCGGCTCCTATGATAGCCCCGCGGGACTTTAAAATACCTTGAACAGATCATTTACTTTTTGAATGATGTTCAATAACTCATTCTTACTCTTCACGTCTTCGGGTTTGATGATTTCAAATTCAATTTGGTAATCGGTCATGTCTTCAGCATCCAAATCTACTGCATCCCCAGTTGACATCGTTAGATCGATGGAAAGGTTCTTACGGATAAAGGATTGGCGGTGCTTGGTACGCTTCCGGTCCATGTCACTGAAATCATCAATCTCAGTCGGTACCTCCTTACTGAAGGCAATTCGAACGTCATAGGGAACACCCTTAATTCGTTTGATGTCCTCTTTGTGGACCGAAGTTTTTTGAACAACCTTCTGATCACCAGAGGTTTCATCGATCGACATACGAATATTGTCTCGATCCCGGTAAAAGACTTCTTCCTG